AATAACGCTGTTTTAAATTTGATTAATTGGCGTGAATTAGATGGTTTTATAATTTTAGAGATGAATTTCCGATCATTTCCCTTATTTGCCTCAATTAAAATTCCAAAAATCAAGAAGATAGAACAAATTTTAGATTGGCGTCGATATGGTTTTTAAACGTTGAATTTCCAGATTCTTTCTAACCAAAACCCATTCATCACTCAGTGGATTCACTCCAGTATCTAAAGACACCAGTTCTGCAACGACTTCTTCTACAGACTGAAACACATTGCATCTCTTGTTTTTGATAGGATCATCAAGATCTGCAACATCAAACAGCCATCTTGGAAATTTTGCCAAACCACCATCACATATGAAAAACATTGGTTTATGTTGTTGTTCAGCAGTATAAACCTCATTTGAGGTTCCCCATTGTGGAACTTTTGTATCTACAACAACAACCAAAAAATCGGAAATGTCCACAAACCTTAAATCGTATCTCCGATATTGTTTGACATACTGACGAAGCTCTTCCCAACGACCTTCTTTTTGAAGTGTTTCTTGGTAAGCTTTGTTTTCTCCGATTTTGATATCATAGCCGCCCGGCTTATCAGTCGGATCGATCAAGTCAATTTTAAGACCAGATTCTGCAATGAGCTTAACAAACTTCCTTCTCCACTCGACGCCGTGATCTGCCACGTTTTCCATTGCTCCGCTCAAATACCCACAAGCACAATCTAATTTACCCATGTGTAATATTCCCTAAAAGTTACTTTGTATCTCATGCAATCTAGAAAATCGTCTTTAATCAGACTAACAAATTATTTTCTTGAATCAAGATCAATAATCAAATTTTTATAACCCACTGTAATTTTTCATGTGAGATTTAATATCAAACTTTTCTTTTTAGCCAAAAACTGAGCAACTCTTCGCAACATAACTATATTAAACAAACATATGGAGGTAAATTTGTCAACCGAACTTATTGAAAAAATCGAAATGATTTTAAACAAAGTCGATCTTCCAGATCGCCACACATTCTTTCAGCTCGAAAAATTCGTAATTGGCAAAGAGCCAACTGCTCAAGCTCAATTATGGCAAATTGTCAGGGAAATGCAAGCTAGAGTTGAAACTGTTGATTCTTACAGAAAACAGCTTGAAGATGCTGAAGACAATCTTGAATTGTTTGATATCAGAATTGAACGACAAAACAGGGTTCTTAGATCAGAAGCAAAAGACAAGAATGAATATACAGACTTAAATTCTCAGGAGTATGAGATAAATATAAGAAAGATGCAACGTGACAAAGAATCCCTCATTTTATCGGCCAGAAAAGTTAATAAAAAACTTAGATGTGTTCTTGAAGAATTATCTTTTTTGGCTTCTGCTTATGACAAGATTGTTAATAATTACGAAAAAATAAAACCTTTGGACGATGACGAAGCTCAAAGGGAGATGTGGAATGAAAAGCTACTTGAGGAATTCAATTTAAGAGTAATTTTACAACGTCCATTAGAGCCAGAATTTGTCAGAACAGTATTGTGTCTTGGAGACGATTCTACTGTAAAACAGCATGTCGTAAAATTAATTGATAACATTCAAAAGAAAATGATTGAACAAGCAAAACCGCCACAAGTAGAAACAAAAGCAAAAGTAGCAGGATAAAAATGACAGATAAAAATGAGAATTTAAAAAAGGTAGAAACATGTTCATAGATCGTATATCTTCACTTGACGACGCTTATAGAACTGGCGACTTGAGTTTGTTCCCAGAAGCCCTTGATGACAAGCATATATTGTTTGAAGCAACAAACAATTCTTTTGTTTCACTTAAACAAACTTTGACTTACAACGGAAAAACAATCATTGTTGAAGACACATCATTGTTCCCAGATAAAGGAGAATTAAGAATTGGTCCTCTTCCGGGAGAAGCTGGCGAATACGAATTGATTTACTACAATAAGAAAACAAGCAATACATTTCAACAACTTAAAAGAGGCTATGCTGGATCAAAAATAAATTTTTGGCCAGCAGTAAAAAGTTGGGTTTCTAATTCTGTCGTAGCAGAACATCACAATGCTATAAAAGATGCGATACTTAACATCGAAGTTGATCTCGGGGTTAAAAACTTTCCAGAACCAGAATCTTTAAATGGTATATTGAAAAAGCAAGAAATTAGATTTTTGGCTCCGAAGCCATTGTTTAGAGCGTCTCCAATCAAAGGGGCACCTTCTCTTGAGGTTAGATTCCAAAATTTCACAACAGGACATGTTGCTAGATTTTTATGGGATTTTGGAGACGGCGGAACATCCTTGGAAAAAAGTCCTACGCACACATATGTTTCCGAAGGGAAATATACAGTAAAGTTAAATGTAGTTACAACAACGGGTGCTCAAGGGATCGTTACAAAAACCAACTACATTACTGTAGACAAAGAAGAATCATCACCATTTTTTTATGTTGATTCGATTGATTTGCCATATTCTGTTGAGTATGCAACAGAGAACAGTGTTGATCCAAAGGAGTTTATATTTGTAGATCAAACGGATGGCGACATTGTCCAAAGAAACTGGATATTTGGAGATGGAGAAACATTTACTCAACAAGATCCAGATATTCATCAAATGAACCACATCTATAGTCTTCCGGGAAGTTACATTGTTACAGAACTGGTACAATTTAGTAACGGAACACTCAAAAAATATCAACTGTCAAATCCATTATTGGTAATGTAAGGAAATCATGATACCAGAAGTACCTCTTTATCCAGAAAGCTTTGATTCAGATAACAATCTGTACTTGGTACATGATTCTCTTAGATTAAGACTTTCTGTTGATTACAATCCCAGAGATAATGTGATTTACGCAGAAGGAGACTTCTTGGTTGTATCAAGAATTCCTCCAACTGGACAAATCACATTGACAGAGCAATGCAGTGATTTAAAAAACAGAGCAATATCTTTCTATTACGAATCATTTGATTCGGAAACGATTGTATTTTCTAATTTAACAATATTAGAAGGATTTGCAGATGTGCCAAAGATTAAAAGAATCACAAACATAACTGTTAATGTGATGGCTGACCATCACAACAATCTTAAAGACACTTTAATTTCTATACAAGAATTTTGCGGCGTTAAAGGAACGGAAGACAAAGAACCATTCGGACCAACACTAGAAGGAAGAATCAACTTTCTTAGAAGATTAGTTTTACAGCCAAAAGCTTGGTTTTCAGCAGATAAGAAAATTGGAAATGTTCCTTTTTGTGTCACATTCAAAGACTTAAGTTTTAGACTCGGAACAGATGGTGATGCCGGTGAAGTAAAATTAACTTGGGATTTTGGTGACAACACAAATTCAATTGTTTCGCTAATTAGCGAAACAAGTATGGTTCCAGAAAGTGCAGTCAATGTAATCGTAAGAGACAAAGACGGCGGAACCATAAAAAAATGTTACCAAGAGCCGGGAATCTATGACGTAAAGTTGACTGTGGAAAACGGATTTGGCTCTGATGTCATTGTTATTCCAAAATTAATCAATGCCAGAGTCAAAGCACCAGATAACGCTATCATTCGATTTATTGAAAACACATCAAATCAACAAGTGGAACCCGGTGTTCCACCAGATGGTCCATTTGAAACAACTCCGAAGATTCGTTCTCCAATCAACACATTAATTCACATTGAACTTCCTTCTGGAGAAAATCCATCAAATCTAGGATACTCATATTCTGGAGAACAACTTAATGATTCAAACATTCCTATTGATCCTATAATTTCATACAATTGGCTTTTAGGAGATGATTTATTGCATCCAAGTTCTCCCAATACCAAAGCATCTTATAGCATCGGCGGAATCTACGACATAAAACTAAGAGTAGATACAGAATTTAAAGCTTACAGAATAACAACTTACAACGAATCTGTTGATATTGTTGAAAACTATAATTTGTGGCTATGGGTGTTTAGCGATGCAAACACTGTAAAATCATATGAATATGGTTTAATTAGCGAAACATTCAAAATCAATTCTTCAAACAATTTGGCGGTTACTAGAAATGACGACTTTTTGATGTCCTTGCCACAATCTAACAAACAAATTTCTGAATTTAAGAGAAATACTGGTTTTGCAGCAAGAGGAACATTGGCTTCTGGTCAAGGCGGAACAGCTATGCTTTATTGGGCTGGAGGACGAAATGAATTAGATCCAGTGTCGAGCGAAGTGATAAATGTAAGAGAATTTAACGGATTCCTTGGAACTTATATAACAAAACCTTCAATTACAAGACAGTGGAATTGGCTTAATGTAAATTCTCCATCAATTTCTTATTTTGCCTTTGGAGACACTCCAACAAGACTTCCTTTCACTTCATATACAAACACATCAAAAACAGCATTAGAATTGTCTGGATTAACAACATCAAGCACGACATTTTCTGACAGCAATTATTTCAATGGTGCCGCAGAATTGAATTCTAATCCAGCAGTTTATGATGGCAGTGGAGATAACACATACGGACATTTCAGCGTCTATAGAAGTGCTTGGAAAGATAGTACAGGATATTTCGCAAGAAATGACGGAGTTGGACCATTTTTTAGAATTAAGAATTTTTACAGAACAGAAGGTTCTGTGTCTAATCCTTTCACATCTATAAGAAAGATGCAAGATATTCAAGGTCCGACCAAAATAGAAGGACAATTAACAAACTTGAGCACGGGTATATACCTTTTGAACAATACAGGGTCTATCTCTAAATTTGATGATACTGCAACAGCTTGGTCAACTGGTGGACCCGGAGTAAATTCTTTGCTTTACAGAAAGTTGCAAGACACAAGTGTTCAAGGATTTGACAATTCGTCAAACACGTTTCTTGTTGCTTCGGACAGTGACCATAGAGCGTATTTGAGTTTTGACTATAGTGAAAACGCATTTGTAAAATTTAGTGAAATCGACCTAAGCTTCAAATTGTTGGCACCTCGTCCAGAAGGGGAACAATGGGTGGCTGGGATTAATTAACCAGATTCATCAATTGCAACAAAAGGTGTAATCTACGATATCCAAGATCTACCATACACCATGACTTTCTTTAATAAAAACATATATACTAGATAATTCCTCGTATTTCAAGGGCAAAATATGGTTTTTCCTCCTTCGACGCAATTCCCTCGTGCCATAGATGATGACTACACATTGTTCTTGGTCTATAACACGACTGAAACAAAACTGTGTTTAGACAATTCTGCATGGTCTCAAGAAATAGACATCATTCCTGTTGTGGGAGATAAGCCTGAAATTTGGGCAAACAATGGGTTTGCGAATATTGACGGAGAGCTTTTGTATTACGATGAGGTTGGCAAAAATAGCGAAGGAAAGGTCAACAAGCTTAAGAATTGTGCAAGAAATCTAGGTGGAGAGCACACGAAATTCAACACACGAGGAACTTGGATAAGAAGCTTTGTTGTTGCAGAACACCATAATCAAATGGTCAATGCTATTCTGAAAACAGAAAATTTCATTGGTTACAATTTTGATCCTCGCAGACCAACATTGGATTGGAGAATTAGAAACCTTGAAGCATTAGAGGTGATTTTTGATGATTTTGATTGCCCTGATATCAATTTCACATTCAATATTATTGAAGACAGTCCAATCACTGGAAAATTAGCAACATATCTAATACAGATTACAGGAAACACAAACAGTTATAGACTTGATTTTGGAGATGGATCTTTCACGACAACAGAATTCCAAGGAAGCCATAGATATGCTGTAAATTCTACTGTAGACCCTGTTGTTACAGTTACCAATGATAAATGTCAAATAATTCAAACGCCAATTGAACGTGAAGAACCATCAGAACCACCACCACAAATCAGAATGACGCTTATTGTTCCTGTGCCAGAAATACCGGAAATCCCAGACTTCACTTTTGTTCCATGTACTGTTCCAGAAGCAGATATAAATCTTCCGCCACTGGTTGTTCCTTGTATTTCAATTGAAGGTCAGATTGGTCCAATTCCTTCTGTAATTGAAGGAAACTTCTTTAGTCAAATTATAATTACTGGATTTAGTAACATTAACATTCCAAGCACAATTGAAATCACTGGACCTCCAATTCCTCCAATTATTTTGGTTGAACCTCCAATTCCTCCGACAATCATAATTGATCCTCCAATTCCTCCAACGATTGTAATCGTTCCTCCACAATCAAACATCTTCATTTCATTGGATTCTTCAGATTTGCCAAGATTAGAAGTTGATTGGGGCATGCCTCCTAACATGGAAGTAGCTTTAACAATGGCTAGACAAGTTAAACCTCCTCGTCGTTTTGCCGCAGATCCATCTATCATTAATGAATTTGGCACTGAGTTTGCCGATTTATTCCAAGCTGCTGGAACAATGACTGTAGAATATGAACCAGTTGGATTGCCATCTGAGATTAGAATCATTGCACCAGATATGCCCAAAATCATGATTGACACATCAAACATGATTGACAGGATCAAAATTGATTCAAGTGAAGTTTATATCCCTGATATTAAAATCTATGGACCAGATAGTCCCATTCCAACTTCAATTAGATTGGATGGCAGTGAGTTGCCAGAAGAATTTGACTTAGTTTATAAAGGCGGTCCAATTCCTGTGCAGGTCAATACAGAAGTATTTCTTAAAGTAGAAAGCACCTTGCCAGAAAGAATTATTCTGGAAATACCAAGACCAATTCCAGAGAAGATAATTTTGGAAAGCAACCTTCCAGACAAAATCATTCTTGAAGGTCCGATCTCAATTCCAATTTCTATGCCAGAAAATTTCGGAATCCCACTTTTATTTCCAGATAAAATGCCAGAAATAGAAGTAGTTTATCGTGGTGCTCCTATTGAACTAAAAATCACAATGGATCAGATCATGCAGCAAAATGCTAATGGCTCATGCGTTATGATCGTGCCATGTCAGACCCGCTAAGTGCAATTTTTCACGCAGGCGTACTATGATATTTGTATGAAACAAAACATTAGCGGCATTTATGCCATAATCAACAAAACAAACAATAAGCGATATATTGGATCTTCTAAATCTGTATATTACAGATGGTCTCAAAACCATCTTGTTCAATTAAGGCATTCCATTCATTTTAATAGGCACCTGCAAAGTGCATGGAATAAATACGGGGAAAACAATTTTGAATTTATTGTGATTGAGGAATGCAACATATCTTTGTTACTAGAAAAGGAAGGATATTGGATTGAATATTATAAATCTTGGGAAAGAGAACATGGTTACAACTTAAATAGAGTTGTTGACGAAAAACAAGTTTTATCACAAGAGTCAATTAAAAAAACAATAGAAACTAAAAACATTGAAAATTATTGGACAACAGGAACCAATGCAAAAATTATTGAATTGTTCAATGAGGGAGAAAGCAAAAATTTTATTGCAATCAAATTAGGTGTCACACGATCTGCTGTTTATTCATGTCTTGAACAAAATGATTTATATCACAATACAGGCAGAGGAAATGAGATCAAGCTTACAGAAGAAGTTAAGCAACAAGTTCAAGAACTTAGAGATCAAAACAATACTGTTGCTGAGATTTGCAAAATAACTGGAGTCAGTGAGACGCAACTTCGTAGAACAGAAACTATAGTTGAAGATAACAAATATGGCGGCAAAGTAAAAAGAGAGACATATAGGACTGTTACGCCAGATGTTATTGCCAAGGTAGAAATATTGCGTGCTGAAGGAAAGAAATGGGAAGATATTGAAAAAGAGATTGGCGTAAGTCGCTTTGCATTGCATCAAAATGGCGTCACTGATATGTTTAAGAATCCTAATGCTCGCAAAGGAATTAAGTTGCAGAAAGTAACAAGAGAAAAAGAAGAAGAAATATATCGTTTGTTGTTAGATAAAAAAACAGTAACAGAGATTCACAACATTACAAATATTCCAAAATCTACTATAAGATTAAGAAAGAAAGGAAGACAGGGAACAAATGAAAGTCAAAAAACATCTCACTAACGAATATATTCTTGGAGGCGGAACATGGGTTCGTAATTTCACGAAAAATAACAATACTCCAATCACTGTGTCTCATTTATACGATCAAAAAGATTACGGATTGATTGTTCACAATGAGCAAGTAAATTCAATAAGACCAAAAATTGCTGATGAAGTCATTTCATTCAACAAGATAGTCATCGTGTCTGACGGGTATAGTTTTGCGAAAAGACATGAAATTATTGCCAAGATGCCGACAGATGTTTGCGTTTTAGCGATCAATGGTGCCTTGAAAGACTGGAAACTTACAGGAAAAAAATCCATCAATGCCTATGTGGTAAACAACCCATATCAAGAATGTTCTAACTTTCTCCCAAAGCAAAATGGTTACTATCCAATTTGTGTTTCTTCAATCAGAACGAACTATAATTTCACGAAGTCATACAAGAATGATTTGTATGTCTATTCCCCTACTCCAGACGAGTCATTTGGAGCGGAATATAGCGAGAAATACTTTATAGATGACTACAGAAATCCTGTTTGTGCGGCTATAGGATTGGCGTACCAATTTGGGGTAGAAAATCTCATGTTAATGTGCTGTGACGAGTCGTTTGAAAGAGAGCGTGATTATGCAGTAAGGCTTGAGAACGGACTGTGGACATATCCTCAACACATACGATCCAAAGAAATTATAGATGCAAATCTCTACTGGTTAACACATCAAAAAGACAAAGAAGTGACTGTTGTTGATTATTCTGATGCCGGAGATTATTTTAATGCCTCATATATAAAATCTGAAATGGATGCTTTAAACTTTTTCGTTAATGGGGAGGAGCCCAATGGAGCAAAATAAAAGAATTTCACTTCAAGATTTTAAGAACTGGATAACAGAACAAAAAGACTTGTCCAGTTTCTTCACTCTTGGTATCGAACAAGAAAACCCATATGACAAGTATGTCGGAAAATCTGTACGCACAAAAGTAAGCAAGAACAAACTTATGGAAAAGGTGGATTCAGAGAGCGATGCTGAGTCTCTGATCGATGAATTTATAGAAGAAGGCGGAACAATTCTTACAGTAGAAGAAAAAAGAATTCAAATTGAAGTTGAATCAGGAGAATTTTACTTGCCAAGATTTTGTGTCAAGATCGCTAAAAACGAAGAATGAAAATTGAACGCAAGTTGATTGATTCAGCAACTTGTCAAAAACCTTCTTCTTTCCAATTGCAACGAGAATTGCAACGAGAATTGCAACGAGAATTGCAACGAGAATTGTCTTCTGAATCTAGGGAATTATACATGGTCCCTAAAAAATCTCTACTCATGATTTCTGCAAGTGTGGGTACATCTTCTGAGTTTTGCGAATTTACAAAATCTTGTTGTGATTCAAAACTCCAGATTGCCTTTAATTTGGCAGAAGATTCAACAATATCTTGTTTCATATTGTTTATTATCATGTCATTATAAATTTCATTTCTTATCATTTCATCGGCAACAATAATATATTTGTTGTATTTTCGCCCATCTACTTCTATAGACATTATTATTTTAGTACAACCAATTCCATAGTTTTGTTCACAAATATTAATATTAAACATACTTTTATATTTATCAAATTTGCAATAATTTTGCAATACTAATCTTTTTTTCTAAGCATCGTTTTAACGATTTTGCATGAATTTGTATCAGCGATAGGTGCATCACAATATGCTTTGAAGTCCAACAAAGGAATTGCTCCTGTTGTGATGTTGGAGTAACCTCTTGATTGAAGACGTGATGCCAATTCGTTGTAATCTTTAGCTGTTTCCACCCAAGGCTCATACAACATTCTATTGTCATGGATAATCTGAGAAATCCGAAGTTCCCAAGCAATCGGTAGATTCAGACTCGATAGATCCGTCAACTTCGATGTTGTCGCAGATTCGCTCTGTAGAACTGTCACTAGCTTCATCCCCTCCTTGGATCGGCTCGCCAAATACAAATAAAGTCTCTTCATGGATTAACCCCTTAAATAATTCTTCCAGTAATATCTGTGCATGAATATCATCTCCAAATTGATGACAAAAACCAACAAAAGTTTTAGTGCCTATTTCTGATTTTTCTTGATCGTTCATGAAAATTTTTCTCAAGTATGAAAAGGTAATTGATCTTATATTGTCTTATGATAAGTTTTACTGAATACTCCAAAATAGCCAACAACTATTGCATCTGTTATTTTGGAAATTCCGACGAATACCTTGTGCAACTGAAAAATCTCAAGCCAATCTTGGAGAGAGAGTTTCCAGATCTTGTGATTTACATAGGATGCAAAGACGATAAAATTGAATTGCTTAAAGAATGTAATCACGTTCTAAAGATATCAGAGCTTAAAATTAGAAAAAATGATTTTGCACATATTTCAGAGCTTAGATATAATGGATCTACTCATCCAATTGAAGATTTTATCATCAGTGCTGGTCTTACAAATTTTGGATTACAACCTGAAACTCCAGAAAAAACAACCAAATGTGTGATCATAACCAAAGGATCTCACCCTACTAAAACTTTGGAAAAATACAAGATAGACAAATTAAAAAGAATCGCCACATTAAAAGGTATGTATTGTGAGTATGACACAGATGTAAATGACGCTGGTTTAGTTATGGGCGTAGAATCTGTTGGTTTGTGTCAGGCGGCATTTTCTGGAATTGAAACACATTTGGTTCCAACAGGAGTAGGTACACGCTTGTATAAATCTATGATGCCAAAAATAAATGTCCTGAATATATAATTGTGACGGACAATACACATTAAAGAACACATGGAGTAAACATGTCAGTATTTCAAGTACAACTACAAAATGTAAATCAGGGAAAATTGGATGTCGATCCATCATCCTACGTTTCTGGAAGCGGCTATGGTCAGCTTGGTTCAGCATTCTTAACATCAAAGCAACGTCAGATTTATGTTGCTGGTCCTAACAGAACCTACAGACTTTTGAAAGACGGGGATCAATTCACCGACTGCAACTACTGGAAGAGATTTGCTTACCCACAAGTATCTCATGAACAAGCTTTCATTAAAGTTATTACAGATGACGGTTCGGTTTACAGCGACATCCCAGAAGAAAATACATTCGCTAAGGGTGAAACCGTTACATTGACAACAGCACTGTCTGGAAACGTAATCGATTTTGTTACCACATACGGTGGACCAGCAAGATTCTTGCAGATTCAGAACTTGGACGGTACAAAGTCTGTTACAGGCGAATTGAATGGAGACGTTAACGTCACATTCACGCTGAATGCAGGTGAAAGCCAAATCTTCAACAATGGAGACCTTGCAATTACTTTGTTGAGACTTAAGACTTCTAGCGGAACTTCTACCGCTAATTGGATGGCATCCATCAAGTCTACACCAACTAGCTAATTGACTATTAACAACTGAAAAATTACTTGGACACGGTTTTTAGGAACCGTGTCCATTTTTTTTTCTTTGAACTCTATTAGACAATGCCAGTAGTAAAATCAAAATTACCTATTCGACAACGTGTCGATTATAAAAGACCAGAACAAGCAAAGCCCACTATTGGAATTCGTGATTTTTATAAAAAAAGAAAAAAAGTTTTAATTCAGCGAGGATGTGGCGGTCTAGGCGACATTTTGATGCACAGAATGATGTTCGAAGATTTTAAGAAGCTTATGCCAAATGTAGAAATTCATTTTTCTTGTCCAGCTATTTACCATGACGCTTTAATTGATCATCCTTTTATAGACAAGATTCTTGATTCAAACTCTGTCAACTGTCATGATTATATTGTACATTATAACACCACAACATCTTGTGGTCGTTGGGAGATGAACATGGCTCCTATGTCTGGAAAACACAGAAGTGACATCTGGGCAAATCATTGTGGAGTATCTCTTACAAATCATGAAATGCACTTTCAAATTTCTGAAGAAGAAAATAAAGATGGAAAAGACATATTAGAAAAACACAGAGATAGAAATGGAAAGATCGTTGTGTTAGCTCCAATTTCAGCTATGCACAACAAAAATCTAACAGACGAATTAATGGTTGAGGTGACAAATGGTCTTCGTGATCGTGGATTTTTTGTAACCGGGCTTCATGGAACGCCTATATACGGATTGTTGAAAAACGATATACCAACAATTTATGGTCTTAAATTAAGAAAATGGTTGTCTGTAATAAATCAAGCTGATTTTATTGTAAGTGTTGATACATCTCATTTTCATGCAGCAGGAGGAATGAAAAAACCTGTTGTTGGAATTTTCACATTCGTTAATGGCCCAACATATGCTTTGCATTATCCAAATGTGGAATTAGTTCAGGGCCCGTGTCCATTGAAATATTCTGGCTGTTATGATTGGGGCAAATGTCCAAAAATTAAAGAAGCACCAAAAGTTCCATGTTGTTCTAAAATAACTGCAAATTCTATACTTTTTGCATTTGATAAATTGTCTTCTAAGACAGATAAATAAGCATTTTATTGCAGCTTTTATGTGATTGTCGCTGTTATAGAATTGTAGTTTTAAAATAAAATGGCATTTTGATATCGTAAATACCATCATGCCACAGATAGTCAAGCAACCAAAGACACAAATTCGAATCGTCCCGAAAGATGGCGAGATTGAAATTACTTTGAATATCAATATTACAATTGATGGGCAATTAACAGCTAATGCAATCGATGCACAAAGCGTTTCTGTGCTTGAAAAAGATAAAGAAAAGGATGCCGAACTAATGATCCCGGATTTCTTTTCTGGTGTTAAACTTAAATTTGGAAAAGACAAGGAGCAACTATGAGCGGAATCGGATTTGACGCTGGGACGTATAATTTAGTTTGCTGTAAAAGAAATGCAGAAGGAAATTTCATTTACAAGAGAGAAGTGAACGCATTTCTTGAAATGGAACTTGAGAATGACTTTGTTTTTAACATGATGAAGAAATCTGGCGTTCCATTAATTCATCGGGAAGACGCCAACGTGGCTTATGCTCTCGGCGAAGCAGCCATTAACATGGCTTACACAATGAGAAATGTAGATCTAAAGAGACCAATGAAAGATGGTTGCGTAAACCCGCATGAACGTGACGCATTTCAGATCATGAGTATTATGATTCATAGTCTTTTAGACGAAATCAAAAAGGACGGAGAGATTCTATGTTATTCTGTTCCAGCCAATGCCATTAACGAAAACACAGATGCTGATTATCACAGAAAAATTCTGGAATCCATCTTCAAAGCTTTCAAGAGTGAAAAAGGTTTTAAAGTTGACGCTAGACCAATTAATGAAGCTATGGCTTTAGTTTATGCAGAACTTGCCGATAAAATGTTTACAGGAATTGGCGT